CTCGTCACCGTCATCCAAGCAGTCCCACTTCGTCAACCGCATGGATTTACAAGCTGCAAGTAGCATGATAAGCATGAGTAAGCAGTTTCCAGCTGCCGTATTCATATCCCCGCTCATCCTGCGCCCTCGCACCTTGTACTTCAGACCTTTTAGGCTACAACATTGATTATCAAGTTGCCATGAGAGGAGCCGGCGAAACTCCTGGTCTGGATTACTACGTAGGTAAACACTGTGTTCAATTTGCAGAAGCTCGCGCGAAACGTGCTTGTCGAACCGACTGGCATCGACACTTAAAAACACAGGTGACTCGAATTGTGCAGCTTTGTACGCCAATAGTGCGCCACGCTGGCGCGTGTTCAACCCTTTCGCCACATTGCGACTAGGGGTGACGCCGGCGTTGCACCACTGACATTCATAAACGAAGTGTTCGACCGGACGAAGATACGATGACAACAACACGGCATACCTAGCTCCGCGGAATTGAATCATCCGTGGATCAGGGTCAACCTTGGCGGTTGGGTCGAATCTCTCGCATTTGACGAAGGACGTGATCCTTGCATCATCGCGGTTGATTGGTCGAACGTAAAGCGTATCGAGAGCCCTACGATACCTCTCTCGCTTCATACCGGTATACCGTTCCGGCATCAGCTCAAGAGGGTTGGCCTCCGTCTGAGGCACTTTGTAGCTGAAACGTTTGGCAGCCGAGCGCAAACATTCTAGCCCCGCCTTGCTAGGGCGAGGTACGACTCCAGCAACTCTAGAAACCAGAGCTCGAACTTGGTTGTGAGAGCAGTCGTAATGGAAAGTAGGTTTGAAACATGGGAAGTGGTCCAAGTTGCCTAACCTAACTAACCTTTTCTTGTGTTCGTCGCGGTGAGCTTGTGGCATCCGTTTTAGCTGGCATCCTTCGTCTAGATCCAGCTTTAACGTATTACCACAACACACTCCACTCACCGCGACGCCACCACCTCAGCTACCACCGATGCACTGATACCCGTCGTACATTCCCTTGGCTAACGCATTACTAACGCGTAGTCCTCGGGCAATGGGGTCAAGGGACCAGTAAGCACCAGCGGTGTTGGCTGCGCTCGAGAAAGCCATGGCTTCTCTGACGGCAATCAAACATTGCGAAACCGCGAACCCAGACGGCCAATCGCCCCTATGTGACTTGCACCATGATTGGGCAGTGGTCTTAAGAGTGAGGACGAGGTTGGCGTCACGGGCTCGACCTTCGGCGGCGTAAATCACGTGGGCCAAAAGGTCTGGATCGACATTGCGACGCATCGCAAGGTTCGTTATCTCCGTGTGGTGGTCTTTGAGCACGATTGGCTTCGCTTGGAGTCGGCTAACGTAGTCTAACCAGATACCCAGAAGGGTACTGAAAACCGCGCTGGCCAATGCCAAACTAATCCAATCATACTCGGCTCGTACCTGGATCTCAGTCACTACTCCTAACCACTGTGAGAAGGCACTGGTGCGCCTCCATATAGTGGGATCAAAGCAATAACCGAGAGCGAGACTGTCCGGGACGTCGTCCAGGTACCAGCAGCTGCCGACGGCGCAAATCAGCCCGACCACGTAACCATACCTCGCAGACACAAGGTACACAACGGGGCCGGGTGTTAGCGCCACGGCGAGGAGGATCATCGTGCCTGCATAGTTAGTGCATTGAGTGGTTGTCTCAACGACAAACCATTCAGATCGCATGTACTTGTCCAAACCAAGTAACGTAATCATGCACAGGGCATACAGGGCGACAAACCAGAGATAGCGAGAGTTAGGGGCGACATCGATAACCACGTCACCACCTAATAACTCGCTCGGCTCCCAAACCGACGGTAAATCTCTGGCCGTGGACTCCTCCAGTTCCACGTGTTGGGTCCCCTCACCTAAGCCGGCGGCGGGGGGTTTGTGGGTAAGTCTTTCGACCGCCACGGGTTCCTGCAACATTGCACCTGCAGGACTCTCGACCACGGCCGGACCAGCTGGAACTGGTTGGGCCGGGTCGGTGGACAGGGGGTGTTTCCCTTTCTTGCGCATCCCGTATGCCATACGGGATGTGCTAGCGTCCTTGGTTACT